AAGATGTTTATTTAACTGGTAATCCTCAAATTACCTTCTTCAAAGTAGTTTATAGAAGACACACTAACTTCGCTCTAGAATCTATACAACAAACTTTCAATGGTTCTGTTGGATATGGCAGTAGAGTAACTGCCACTATTTCTAGAAATGGTGATTTAATATCAAGAGCTTATTTAGTTCTAGGAGTTGGTTCTGCTGTAACTAAATTATGTAACTATTTTGGTTTAAGAGTTATAAAACATGCTGAAGTCGAAATTGGTGGTCAAAGAATAGATAAACATTATTCGGATTGGATGTATATCTGGAATGAATTAAGTATGCCTGTTGGCAAAAAAGAAGGTTATTTTGAAATGATTGGTGGTGCGGGTGGTGATTTGAAAGACAAATCATTATATGTGCCATTAGAATTCTGGTTCTGTAGAAATATTGGTTTAGCGTTACCTTTAATTGGTTTACAATATCATGAAGTTAAAATTAATATACAATTTGAAGAAGCGTTAAATGTTTTAAATAATGGTGTTACTGCTAGTAATGCTGGTAATTTAACTGCTTCTTTATGGGTAGATTATATCTATTTAGATACTGATGAAAGAAGAAAATTCGCTCAATCTTCTCATGAATATTTAATTGAACAATTACAATTCACTGGTCGTGAATCCGCTTCTAACAAAATCAAATTAAATTTCAACCATCCTGTTAAAGAATTAGTATGGGTTGTGCATAACCCTGACCAGACCCAAGTCACTGGCTCCAACGCTAACGTTCCCAATAATAATTGGTTCAACTATACATCTACCCAGACTACTGTTAGCGATTCTGGCAATGGTGGTAATAGTTATGCTTCTCTTTGTACATCATTAGGTCCATCGGGTACCGCCGCGAATAGTGTAACTCAAGGTAAATTAATATTAAATGGCAATGACCGATTCTATTCTAGAGACGGTAGATATTTCAATTTAGTTCAACCTTACCAACACCACGAAAATGTACCAAATAATGCAGGTATTAATGTATATTCTTTTGCATTAAAACCTGAAGAACATCAACCATCTGGAAGTTTGAATATGTCTCGTATAGATACTGCTGTATTAGACTTGCAATATGAAGGTGGTACTTCTTCAACTAAACAAGTATCTATATTTGCTGTAAATTACAACGTATTAAGAATATTATCTGGTATGGGAGGCATTGCTTACTCCAACTAGATATTTTTTCTGTTTTTTTTTCTATTATTATAGTATAAGATACATATAATATATGGGCGGCGGTTTATTACAATTAGTTGCTTATGGTGCTCAAGATGTTTATCTAACTGGTAATCCACAAATAACATTCTTTAAAGTTGTTTATAGAAGACATACAAACTTCGCTCTAGAATCTATACAACAAACTTTTAATGGTACTGTTGGATATGGCAGTAGAGTAACTAGTACTATTGCTAGAAATGGTGATTTAATATCGAGAGCTTATTTAGTTATAAAATCGTCTGCAAATAATTTATGCCCCTATTTTGGTTTACGTGTCGTAAAGCATGCTGAAGTTGAAATTGGTGGTCAAAAAATGGACAAACATTATTCGGATTGGATGTATATCTGGAATGAATTATCATTGCCAGTATCAAAAAAAGAAGGTTATTTCAAAATGGTTGGTGGTTCAGGAAGCAAAGGTAATTTAACAGTAACAGGCACACCTGTTCTTAGTGAAAATAATTTTTCAACAGTAAAAGAGACTACTGGTAGCGCCGATGCTTATTATCCATTAGTAATAGGTGGTAGTGGTTTTGGTTTACAATTAAAAGTTGTTGTTGCAGAAAACGGCAACCTTACTACAACAATACATAGGTCCGGTGCTGGATATAAAACTGGAGATACATTTACATTAGACCTTAGTGTTTTTAAAGCGAATTTAAAAACTGGCGAAAACATCCTCTCAGGTGCAAGTGGTGAAATTACTTCAGTAACAGTAACGAGTTTGAATTTTGTAACATTAACAGATGCAAATGAATTAGATACATTATATGTACCTTTAGAATTTTGGTTTTGTAGAAATGTTGGTTTAGCTTTACCTTTAATTGCTTTACAATATCATGAAGTTAAAATTAATATTCAATTTGAAGATGCTAAAAAATGTACAAATGGTGATGGTAATTCATTACCAAGTACTATGGATTTATCTGCTCATTTGTGGGTAGATTATGTATATTTAGATACAGATGAAAGAAGAAAATTTGCACAAACATCACATGAATATTTAATCGAACAATTACAATTCACCGGATTTGAATCATTAAGTAATAAAGTAAGACTAAATTTCAATCATCCAGTTAAAGAATTAATATGGACTATAACAAGTAATAAAACCGAAAGACCTAATGAAAATTGGTTTAATTATACAAATAATGAAACTGTAGTAAATGTATTAGAACTAACTGATTATGATGATATTAAAAAATTATTAGGACCAAATAGTAAAACAGCAAATCCAGTTGAAGGTGCAAAATTATTATTAAATGGCAATGATAGATTTACAAAAAGAGATGGGATGTATTTCAATATGATACAACCATTCCAACATCATGAAAATATACCAAATAATACAGGTATAAATGTATATTCTTTTGCATTAAAACCGGAAGAACATCAACCATCTGGCACATTAAATATGTCTCGTATTGATACATCTTTCATTTCTCTTGATTATGATTCTACAAAATATAATAACAATAGTGTTTTTGCAATATATGCAATAAATTATAATGTATTAAGAATATTATCCGGTATGGGTGGTATTGCATATAGTAATTAAATTATTGAAATTCATATAAGACTATTTTTTTTCTCCTATTATAGTATAAAGATATTATATGGCTGGCGGTCTATTACAATTAGTAGCATATGGTGCTCAAGATGTTTATCTAACTGGTAATCCTCAAATTACATTTTTCAAAGTTGTATATAGACGTCATACTAATTTTGCTATAGAATCTATTGAACAAACTTTTAATGGAACTTCTAGTATTGGTTCTAGAGTAAGTGTTTTGGTTACTAGAAATGGGGATTTAATAAATAGAATATATTATAAAGGTAAAATAACAAATAATGATCAAACCAAAGCATGTGCTTTAGTGCCATATTTTGGTTTAAGATTATTAAAAAATATTGAATTAGAAATTGGTGGTCAGCGCATAGATAAACATTATTCAGAATGGATGTATATATGGAATGAATTAAGTATGCCTGTTGGCAAAAAAGATGGTTATGATAAAATGGTTGGAGGCAATAAACGCAATAGTTCAATATTACTACCTAGTGGAGAATCATATACTCTATATGTTCCTTTAGAGTTTTGGTTTTGCAGAAATGTAGGGTTGGCTTTACCATTAATTGCTTTACAATATCATGAAGTTAAAATTAATATTGAATATGCTCAATTGAGTGATATGGTTGATATAACTAAGGGAAACTATTCTTATGATGGTGATGCTAGAGAAACTGATGATAATTCTAATCATACTTCTAAATCAGTTGAATTAGAAGATTCTGAATTATGGGTTGATTATATTTTCTTAGACACAGATGAAAGAAGAAGATTTGCACAATTATCTCATGAATATTTAATTGAACAATTACAATTTACAGGTTCTGAAAGAATAACATCTGGTGTTACACAAGGAGGTCAAACATCTTTAAAAAGTGTTAAATTAAATTTCAATCATCCTTGTAAAGAAATTGTTTGGGTTGTTAAACCAGATGCTGTTCCTTCAGGAAATGTAAATACAGACACAATGTATAGATTTGATGCCACCGCAAGTAAACCATATTGGAATAATTATTCTAATAATCAATATAATGAATATAATCATTATGAATCTATTGATGGCGCGAATGAACCCATTGGTTATAATTGTGAAAATCCTGTAAAAGCAGTAAAATTACAATTAAATGGAAATGAAAGATTCAGTGAAAGAGAAGGTGAATATTTTTCTGTTGTACAACCATATCAACATCACGAGAATACTCCAGGTGATTATAAAAAAGGTATTAATTTATATTCTTTTGCATTAAAACCAGAAGAACACCAACCATCAGGAACTTTAAATATGTCTAGAATTGATAGTTCGCATTTACAAATTGCAACAGAAAAATCTGGTCTAATAAATATATTTGCAGTTAATTATAATGTTCTTAGAATATTATCTGGAATGGGTGGTTTGGCTTATTCTAATTAAAAAATGATAATTTTATTATTTATTTTTTTTAATATTATGTTTAGAACAAACTTAGTACTAATTTTATTTATGTTATTTATAAATTATAACATATATGGTTTTGTAATGACACCGATTATTAAAGAATATAAATTAATTAAAGTTAATCATAATAAAGTAACAAGGATAAATTTATTTAATTTAACTAATAATTTAGAATATAAAGATAACTTTGATAACAAATTTGAAATTATTCAAGAAAAATTCTTATTATTTTTCAAAACTTTAAGCGATGTTTTATTAATATATATCTATGTATTTAATATATTTTATATTTTATACATTATTAAACATATGTAATAATATATAAAATAATAATAATATATATTTATTAATATTATGAAATT